AGCAAGTGGTGCGGATGGGACTCTCTCCCGCCTGGTTTCCAATTTCCAGTTAAAGAATTGGTGGCGTGCATGAAAGACCTGATGGGAGAGTTGCATAAACTCTCCTTTTTTGGTATAATAATACAAAAGGATATTATGTATGAAAGTCGGTTTTAATTGTAGTTCATTTGATTTATTTCATGCTGGACATGTTACTATGCTCAAGATGGAAAAAGAACTTTGTGATTACTTAAAAGTTGCCCTCCAAGTTGATCCAACAATAGATCGTCCTGGTATTAAAAATAAACCAGTACAATCTGTTTATGAACGTTATGTTCAGCTTCAGGCATGTAAATATGTTGATGAAATACTTGTCTATGAGACAGAAGAAGATCTTCTTAATTTGATGCAGTCTCAGACAATTCATATTCGATTCTTAAGTGAAGAGTATAAAGATAGAGATTTTACAGGAAAACAATATTGTATTGATAATGGCATAGAATTATTCTTTCATTTAAGAAGACATAAATATTCTTCAACTGAAATCAGAAACAGAGTATATCATCTTGAAACTCAAAAAAGAATAGAAAAACAACAAGAAAATGTGATAGAACAATATTCCCCAGAACTGTTAGAAAAGTATTCTATTAAAAATAATTAGATATGGCAATTTTAGTTACGGGAGGAGCAGGATTTATTGGCAGCAATCTCCTCAAACATTTAATTGATCTAGTTGATGAACAGATTATCTGCATCGATAATTTGACATATGCTGCCGATTACTCTCAAATTAAAGAACTTCCTATTAAGTTTTATACAACTGATATTTCTGATGAACATAATTGTGAGTATATTTTCAAGAAGCATAAACCAAGAGCAGTCTTTCATCTTGCTGCAGAAAGTCATGTAGATAACTCCATCAAGGATTGTTCTCAGTTTATTCATACAAATATTATTGGAACTGTAAATCTTCTTAAACTTTCATTAAAGTATGAAGTAGATCGTTTCATGCATATTTCAACTGATGAAGTATATGGATCAATTGAAGAAGATTCTTTTACTGAACATTCAAACTATAATCCAAGAAATCCTTATTCAGCATCAAAAGCATCAAGTGATCATTTTGTAAAGGCATTTCATAATACTTATGGTTTGCCTGCAATCATTACTAACTGCTCTAATAATTACGGTCCTAGACAATATAAAGAAAAACTAATTCCACAGACAATTCTTAATCTTTTAGAAGGAAAAAAAGTTCCTGTTTATGGAGATGGAAAACAAGTGAGAGATTGGTTATATGTTCAAGATCATTGTGAAGCACTTGTTGAAATATGGAACCGTGGTAGAGTGGGACAGAAATATAATATTGGTGGAGAATGTGAAGTCAAAAATATTGACTTGGTTAGAATGATTCTAAGTTATTTGAATATGCAAGAAGACATGATAGAATATGTAGAAGATCGTCCAGGACATGATCGTAGATATTCTACGAGTATTTCAAAAATACGTCATGAAATTAAATGGGCACCTAGATTTACCCTTGAACAAGGATTAGAAAAAACTATTAAATGGTATGAAAGTAATAGAAACTAATTTACTTGATGCATATGTCATCAAGTGTGATGTTTATGAGGATTCTCGTGGATCCTTTATGGAAGCATTCAATTTAAAAAAATTCAAAAAAGAAGTATCTTCTTACGAAGATTTTGTTCAAGATAATCATTCAATCTCTAAAAAAGGAGTTTTAAGGGGACTTCATTATCAAGTTGAAAATCCTCAAGGAAAATTAGTTCGATGTACTTCTGGTAGAGTTCTGGACGTTCTTGTAGATCTTCGCAAATCGTCTTCAACTTTTGGACAACACACTACAGTTTTATTGGATGAGAAATACAAACAGGTATGGGTTCCTGCAGGATTTGCTCATGGATTTTATGTTCTTTCTGATAAAGCAGATGTAGTCTACAAGATTACTGATTATTATCATCCAGAACACGAAAGAACTTTGCTTTGGAATGATCCGCAATTGGAAATTGATTGGAAGGTAGAGGGAGAACCCATTATATCCGAAAAGGATAAGAATGGAAAAACCTTTGAAGAATGTGAAAAATATGACTGATAATATTTCTGTTTATGGTGGAACTGGATTTATTGGAGGAACTTTTTGTAACCTGTTTTCAGATGAAGTTATTTTAATTCCAAGAGAAGATAGAGTCCCTCAATCAAATAATATTCTTTATCTGATTAGTACAGTTTCAAATTATAATGTATTTGAAAATATTCATTTGGATGTTGATACAAATTTGACGGTTCTTCTAGATGTTCTGCAACATTGTAAAGATAATAATATTGTTTTTAATTATGTGAGTACAGGATTTGTTTATGGTCCTGATATCTTATATGCTAAAGAAGATGATCCTTGCGATCCAAGAGGATTTTATTCGATTACAAAAAGAACTGCAGAGCAGTTACTGATTTCTTATTGCAAAACTTTTGATATCAAATATCGCATTATGCGTATTGCAAATGTTTATGGACAAGATAAGACAGTTTCCTCAAAGAAAAATGTACTTGGATTTCTTGTTGGACTGCTGAAAGAGAATAAACCAATTACACTTTATGATAATGGAATGCAGTTAAGAGATTATATGCATGTAACTGATATTTGTAGAGCACTGAAACTTGTCATTGATAGGGGAGAAGTTAATGAAATTTATAATATTGCAAGTGGAGATGCATTGAATTTTAGAGAAATTATAGAAACAGTAAAAAATATTCTTAGAAGTCAAAGTGAATTACTTTCAGTAGAGACTCCAAAATTTAATCAAATAGCACAGGCAAAAAACTTTGCATTGAATGTAGATAAACTTAAATTATTGGGATTTAAGCAAGAAGTTTCTTTGCTTGATGGGTTGCATTCTATCTGTTTATAATGTACAATATATAATAGGAGTAATTTATTAATCTATGAGTGATTATAAAAAGACAGCACTTGTATTAGGTGCTGGTGGTTTCATTGGAAGTCACATGGTAAAAAGACTACGTTCTGAAGGTTACTGGGTGCGTGGTGTAGATCTTAAATTTCCAGAGTTTTCTGAGCATAAAGCAAACGAATTTGTGATTGGGGATCTTAGGGATATTACCTTTGTAGAAAGAGTTATTCAATACAAAGGAGATAGAGGAAACTTTTATAACTTCGTTCCTTCACGATATCTTCAAGGATTTGATGAGATTTATCAGTTTGCTGCTGATATGGGTGGAGCTGGATTTGTTTTCACTGGTGAGAATGATGCAGATATTATGCATAATTCTGTAACCATTAATTTGAATGTTTTGGAATCAGTTCGTAAATTCAATGATTTTCTTGGTAAAAATGAAACCAAGATTTTCTATTCTGGATCCGCCTGTATGTATCCAGAGCATAACCAACTAGATCCCGATAACCCAGATTGCCGTGAAGAATCCGCATACCCTGCAAATCCAGACTCTGAATACGGATGGGAAAAACTGTTTTCAGAACGTCTTTATTTTGCTTATAATAGGAATTATGGTATTCCTGTACGTGTGGCTAGATATCACAATATTTTTGGACCAGAAGGAACTTGGACTGGGGGTAGGGAAAAGGCACCTGCAGCTATCTGCCGCAAAGTGGCAGAACTTCCTGAAGAAGGAGGAACTATTGATGTATGGGGAGATGGAAAACAAACCCGTTCATTCCTCTACATTGACGAATGTATTGAAGCAACCAGAAGAATGATGGATTCTGATTTTCTTGGACCAGTTAATATTGGTTCTGAGGAAATGGTAACTATTAATCAACTTGTGGATACTGCCGCTAAAGTCTCTGGAAAAAGTGTAGAAAAGAATCATATCGATGGACCTCTTGGAGTTCGTGGACGTAATTCTAATAATGATTTGATTCGTGAGAAACTTGGATGGGATTATTCTCAAACACTTGAAGAAGGTATCCTTAAAACTTATACCTGGATTGACTCTCAGAATAAAGTATTACATCATCCTGTTTGAATATGAAAATTACAATTTTAGGTTCTAGTGGGCAAATTGGTGCCTATCTATCCGAATATCTTCGCAGTAAAGGTCATGTAGTTATTGATTTTGATAAGGTAGAAACTCCTAATCATGATATGACTGTGATTCCTAATCAATATCTTGAGAATGCAATTGAAGCAGCAGACTTTGTTTTCTTCCTTGCTTTTGATGTTGGTGGTTCTCGTTATCTTAAGAAGTATCAACATACTTTCCAGTTTATTGATAATAACATTCGTCTGATGGCGAATGCTTTTGGATTGCTTCAAAAACATAATAAAAGGTTTATCTTTGCTTCATCTCAAATGAGTAACATGAGTTACTCTCCTTATGGAGTTCTCAAAAATGTTGGCGAACTCTATACAAAATCATTAAATGGTTTGATTGTAAAGTTCTGGAATGTTTATGGTATTGAAAAAGATCGTGAAAAATCACATGCAATTACTGATTTCATTCGCAAAGGATTTGAAACTGGTGTAATTGATATGATGACAGATGGTGAAGAGGAACGTGAGTTTATTTATGCAGAGGATTGTTGTGATGCATTAGAAACAATCATGGACAACTATACCGACTTTACCTCAGAAGATAATCTTCATATCACCAGTTTTCATTCTACAAAAATCATTGATATTGCAAACATGATTATGGGACAATTCAATTTGATTGGTAAGTATGATGTAAAACTGCAACCATCTACTGAAAAAGACAGTGTTCAAATGGATAAGAGAAATAAGTCAGATACTTATTTAACTAAATGGTGGATTCCAAAAACAAGAATTGATGAAGGTATTGCTAAAGTTTTTAATGAAATGAAAAAGGAGTACATCTAATGCCAATGTTAACTGTTGAAAAATTAAATGATGTTGTCAATGAATTTGATGTGGATGGCAATGAGTTTTCTACTTTTGTAGAAACTGGAACTTATATGGGAGATACTGTAAGAAGTATTCAACCATACTTTGAGGTATGTCACACTATTGAAATTTCTGAATTTCTCTATCAGAAATTTTTAAGAGAGCATCCTGCATATGGAATTGTGTTTATTCTTCATGGAGATAGTTCTGATGTTATCCCACAACTAATGG